TGTCCAATTCCAATCTGCATTACTTGTTCCAGTAATAGTAGTAGTTCCGCTTGTTGCACTGTATTCTCCTCCAGTTGCTATTGTAAGACTTCCAAACTCACAAACTGAAGCTGTACCTAACAAAGTTGCTCCATCGTTTATAGTTACATCTCCGCCTGCTTTACAGGCTTGGTTGTTTCCATTTATAGTAGCTCCATCGTTTAATATTAAGTTTCCCTCTATATCTATACCGCCATATCCACTATCTAAATTGTAAGTTGCATTAGCTGCAGCTGCTGGTGTAAATGTTAAATTAACAAGGTTTACAGCAGATACTTCACAATTAGTAGCTGTGGTTGTAACTGTAAAACTGGTTGTTGATGATTCAGGGACAACAACACCCGGTGGTAATTTCATAATTTTATCACTTGAAGAACGATAGTGATTAATTGTATTGGTTCCTGCTAAAGTAATATCTATACTACTATCATAAGAAGCTTCTATACTTCCCATAGTAACTGTAGAACTTGCACCTGCTGTTACGGTAGCGTTTGCATTTAAAACCAAACCTCCTGCCGTCCCTCCTGAATTAAATAAACAAGTAGAATCATTAAGAGTTAATGTTCCTGCCCCTATTGTTGTACTCCCTGTTACTGTAAGTGAAAAATTATCTCCGGGATTTTCATTCGTATCTAATACACCCGAAGTAATTGTTAAAGTACCTCCTATTGTTGTGTTTTGAGATAATAATACTTTATCTGTAGCATCGGCAGTCATATTCAATGTTACATCGTGCAGTTCTCCTGAACCTAATTTTAACGCTCGTGTAGTTAAATCTCCAACAAACGTTACACTCCAATTAGGACTTGGAGCCGTTACTGAATTAAGTTGAATTCTTCTACACGTAATTGCTAAAGCTGCACCACTATCAATTGTTAAATCTACATTAGTTGACACCCCAAAATAATCACTACAAGTAACTGAAGCTGCGCCCGCAGTTATTTTCTTAGGATATAAATTACCTGCCGTCATTGTACAAGTGTCTAATGCTAGTGTACCTGTTCCCGAACCTGTAACATTACCTCCTGTTAAATCTACAGTTGAATTATTACATTTGAGTTGTGTTCCATTTGCGAAAGTTGTAGCTCCTCCTACCGTAAGTGCACGATTACTACTTGCATTTGTGTTAAAAATTCCTCCTGTAAGCGTAAGATTTCCTGCAATACTTAAATCAGTATCTAAATAATGAACATCAGTTGAAGAGCTTAAATCAACTTCTAAATTGTTAATACTGCCCGTTCCCTGTTCACGAATATAACCTCCATTGCCAGTAACTTTAATATTTAATGTTCCAGTTATTGTGCCTGTAGTTACAACATATATTGAATATGAACTACCATCTTTACCATCTATTGTAAGTGTGTTCCCATTTCCATCAAGGTTTCCTCCATCCTCTATTTTTAAAGAATTTATAGTAGGATTTAATCCACTGTTAATTACAGGGTCGTGTGTTACATTTGGAATAACAACATCATCAGTATCATCAGGTACGCCTCCAGACCAATTAGCTGCTGTATTCCAATCAGTCTCGTTACCACTATCTCCACCTGCCCAAGTATTTACAGCCATCTAACCTAAGCCTGTCTAAGCATTGACCAGTCATGAGATAAGGAAACGTGTGTATCAGTAGGGTTTATTGTTACACCAACCCAATATAAGCCAGTTGTTGAAATTGACTTTAATGAGCTCGATGAACCACTCACTACAACATCATCACCTATCTGTGTCCATCCTTCACTGGTTGCTCCAAGAGTACCAGATGTGGTAGCTAATCTACCCCATACTTTTATAGTATCTTTATTAGTTCCAGTAGTATCATTATTTATAAATTGAAATGATAAACGGTCTTCGTTTTTGACATCCACTGGAGCTATCAAAGTTACTTGAGAAGTAGAGCTTCCTGTGTATGTGCCTGTGGTTAGTATTGCTGATTTAAAATTTGCCATATATTATACCTCACTTCGCTGGCTCGATGCCATACGTTGTATATATTATAAAATTAATCGTTGATAGTATTTAAAGGTTTCTCTAAGATGTAGGTCCTACGTCACTTACAGTCAATACCCATTGACCAGCATCAACACAAATTAAATGAGCTGTTTTATAACTTACAAGTGGTTGTCCACCAGCTCCAGTACCAGAACTTACTTGATGTAGAGCAATGTTACTACCAGCATTGACTGCTTGATTTATTGTTTGACCTGTATTAGGAGTTATTTGAACTAAAGCATTACTAGGCAGAGCAGAGGCATATATACATTGTGCTACTATGAAATATTCATCACCTATTGAAGGACTAGCTGGACAAGTTATTGTACAAGTAGCAGTACCTTGATTATCAGCTGTAGCCATATAATGACTGTAACTGTCAGAAAGTGTGTGAGTACCAGCAATGTCATTCTTCATTGTTTTCTGAACTGCTAGTGTCGAACCAGTGACTGATAAAGAACCTGTAACTCCTAAATCACCGTTAACTGTTAAAGATGGTGAGCTAAAGTCACCCTTGATAAGTGGAGTGCTGCTTGCTGCATTGTGAATGTAGAGTTCGTTAGAAGCTGTGCTTGTTGATGAAGGTCCTGCTGCATTTCCTATTATAACATTGCCATCACCAGTTGTATTGTTTATTCCTGCACTTGTTCCTATGAATGTATTTTGAGTAGCTGTAGTAGAATTATGACCTGCATTGTGTCCAACCATTGTATTGAAACCTGCTGTCATGTTCTGTGCAGCGTTATAACCTATAATTGTATTTTGGTCTGAAGATACATTGGAGAATGCAGCTTGGAAACCTATAACTACATTTTCTGCACCAGTCTGATTTGAAGCTGCTGCATTATTACCTATAAACACTTGACCATTTGCTGAAGTATTAGCACCGCCAGCTCCCTTACCTACCATTACGTTGTATTGTCCTGTTGTATTTTTACCTGCTTGATGTCCTACCATTACGTTATCGTTTGCAGTAGTAGCAGAGAAACCAGCCTCATAACCTACAAATGTACTACCAGTACCAGTAGTTAGTGTTTTTCCTGCATCATAACCTAAAACTGCGTTCTTTTCACCAGCAGTTATTGCTAATAAAGCGTTAGCGCCTACACCTACGTTACTATGTGCTGTATGAACTCCAGAATTATCTCCTTTACCGGATTTATAACCTATAAACGTATTTAAATTACCGTGTGGATAATATCCTGCTTGGAATCCTAAAAAAGTACTTCCTGATGATTCTGAACTATAACCAGATAAAGAACCTACCATAACGTTGTCTGCTTGGTTTGTATCATGACCTGCATTATGTCCTACTGCTACATTGCTTGCATATGTCGTAAGTGAAGCTAATGCATTATTTCCTATAGCTATGTTGTAGTCACCTGTTGAAATATTTTGACCAGCTTGATATCCAACACCAACGTTACTTTCACCTGTTGATATATCTAATAATGTACTTGTACCTATACCTACGTTTCTATCTGCTTTACCACTAGCACCATACATAGCTTGCCATCCAATAGCTACGTTATGTGTACCATCTTCATTTTCTTGTGCTGCGTTAGGACCAATGGCTATTACACCTATTCCTGTAGTAATACCTTTACCAGCACTTCTACCTATTGCTACAATTTGAGTTGCAGATGAACCAGATAAATATGCTTCTGCACCAATTGCGACGTTGTCGTTTGAAGTGTTCTTTAATCCCGCAGAGTTACCTATAAATGTTGTATTGTTATGTGTTGAGCCTGAAAATCCTGCGTGAACACCTAAATGAGTATTACCAGCACCTGTAGACATCGTGTATGATGTCTGATACCCTATAGCTGTATTACTATAACCTGAAGATACACCCAACAAAGTTTCATGACCGACAGCTACATTGTTATCTCCTCCTGTTGTACCTGATGCAGCTTTGTAACCTATAGCTACGGTATAATTAGAAGTATTATTAGAAGCCCCTGCTAATGCTCCATTACCTATAGCTACGCTTGATTGTGACCCTGAAGTAAATTTCATAGCAGAAACTCCTATAGAAGTATTATTAGATGATGAAGATGGTTTATTAGTTCCATCTCCTTGCATACTACCACTACCAATAACTGTATTAGATGCACCAGCTGCGTGATTATAAAATGCTACATTACCTAGAAGGGTGTTACCACCACCACTTACATTCTGTGAACCTGCTTCATAACCAAGAGCTACTATACTGTGTCCAGTATAAACTCTAGCTGCATTTACACCAATTGCTGTATTCCAACTATCTGCTGTTGTTCTTAAAGCACCAGCACCCACTGCTACGTTATTACTCTCAGTATCAGTAGCCTTACCTGCATCAAATCCTATTAATGTATTGCTGCCTCCGGTAGTTACGTCCATACCAGCGTTGTAACCCACAAATGTATTAGTGCCTCCTGTAGTTAAATCTTGACCTGAATACGCTCCTACGGCTACATTATAACCACCAGAACTTACACTGTTTAATGCATTATATCCTATTCCAACATTAAGTTCGGCTGTAGTTACACTTGAATTTCCAAGACCTGCGGCCATACCCATAAAAACATTATAATTACCTTGTACATATCTTCCTGCTCGATATCCTATAGAAACACTACCTGATTGGGTGGCTGCGTCAACGGCTGCTTGATATCCTATAACTACGTTTGCATCTTTTGTTCCACTGTGGTTAGCTTGATATCCTACGCTTACATTATAATTACCCGTTATATTTAATCGTGCAGCTTCGCTACCTATTGCTACATTATTTTTAGCTGTAGTACCACTTCGAGCAGCATAATAACCTATAGCTACATTATCATCTCCATCTGTAATCTTATCTAGAGCACCACCTCCTAATGAAGTATTATCGTCAGCATCTGTAGTAATACTAGCTGGTGTGGTTCCCATTATTATGTTATTTCCTTCTTTATATACACTAGTGAAGTTTGCTAAAGTGTCACCAGAAGATGCATAAGGAATAGAATTAGCAGATACAGTACCACCAATCGAGCCTCCTCCTCCTCCTGCGGTTAAATCATGCGCAGTGCCTGCATCATCTGTGAAATATAATTTGTTTGGTGTAGAGCCTGAAACCCAGACTGTACCCCATGCCGTCGTTGCTGTGGGTGACGAACCCTTTTCCGATAGTTGTATAGTATCTACTACACTGATACCGTTGTTAGTTGGTAGTGTGCTACCACCGAATGCTGCCTTACCTGTAAACCTTCCTGTTCCTACAACATGTAATGTTTCACCGGGTCCACTTGTACCTATGCCTACATTACCATCTCCCCGAATCCTCATTCGTTCTGCTGGAACATATTGAACACTACCAGATGCCGTTTTAAATGTTATATCTGCACTAGCGTTACCAACATCTTTCCCACCATATCCTGCTGTAATGTTGATATCACTTTGGGCTTGCATAGCTAATGATTGACTTCCACCACTATCATTAGGGTCTGGGTTTCCATCTGTACTAAAACCAGCAGGACGCCACGTATGACTTCCTGAAGAATATGTTAAATCACTACCAAACATAAAGTATGCGTTGGATATATTAGGATAATTAATTTGAGATAATCCAGCACCAGAAACACTAGATTTAAAAAGGTTCATTCCAAAACCATTACCATCATATCCTAAAGACATTACTCCTGTTAATGTTCCACCAGACATAACTCTAAAACACATTTCAGCGTCTTCTGTACCCGCAGAAACATCTATTGAAGAAACATACAAATCACCATATGTTTTAACTGAGCCACCGTCGTCATCTCCTTTAAATTGTATTTGACCTATTTCGTCACCATCTGCTGCACTACCTCCATCTTTTTGGAAAGTTATAAATGCTGGCGAATCACCTGCATGTGTATTTTTAAGTGTTAAAACTGGTTCATTAGCATCAGAACTATTTATAGCTACAGCGTCGGCTGTAAATGTTAAAGTTTTAGCAGAGAAGTCTCCGTAAATTAAAGGAGTTCCTTCTGCGTTATTAATGTAAAGTTTGTTTGATTCTGCACCAGTAGAACTTGGTCCTGCGGCTGAACCTATATAAACGTTATTTGCACTTGCTCCTGTAGCTTTTCTACCTGCGTCTATTCCTATAGCCACATTTTGATAGTTTTGAGTTCCACTATATAAAGCTTGATGTCCGATAGCTACATTTCCACCTGAACCAACTTCTTGTAACCTACCAGCTTCAAATCCTATAAATACAGAACCATCTTGAGTAGTTACGGCTTTTCCAGCACTCTCTCCTATAAAGACACTCTTGTCTGCTGTAGTAGCTGCATAACCAGCAGTATGTCCAATCCATACATTTGCTAATGCAGAAGTCATACTGTATCCTGCTTGTCTACCTACGACTACATTGGCATAACCAGATGAAGATGCACCATATCCAGCTTCTGCACCTACAAATACACTCTGATACTGAGTGTTAGCAGATTGACCAGCATTAGAACCTATAAAGGTATTTCTTCCAGAAGCATGTGCATTGTTATATCCTGATAAATATCCTACGAAAGTATTATAGACACCATCGTTTGTGTTATGTCCAGCTCTTTCTCCTAACATTGTATTAAAGCTGTGGGTAGTGATGTTCTGTCCAGCCCCTTGACCCATTATAGTATTACGTTCTCCTGTGGTTATAGAACGGCCAGCATATACTCCCACGGCTGTATTACTTCCCGATTGAGCAGTACCGGGTTCAACCACTCTCAATGCTTCAAAACCAACAGCAGTGTTATAACCTCCATCTACATTAGTTGTTAATGCGCCTTGACCTATTGCAGTATTATAATTACCCGTTGTATTTGCTTGTAATGCATTGACTCCTATTGCTGTATTGCTAAGACCATCAGTTATACCTGCTCCTGCGTTAACTCCCACAGCTACATTATACTGACCATCTTTAATATTTAACATACTGCTAGCACCAACGGCAGTGTTATCTGTTCCTTCTATACCTGTAGAGTCACCAAACATCGCACGGTATCCTACTGCTGTGTTTCTGTGAGCATTACCTGATAAAGTTTTCAAAGTTTCAAAACCTATACCTGTACTATAACTACCACCATAGTTACTTAAACCTGATGTATGAGCAAAACTACTAGCTCCAGCAGAAAAGTTACCTTTTGTAGTACCATTTACTGTTCCATATAATTTACCTTGAAAGTCTATTATCGATTGACTGTCAGGAGTTACGCCCACACCTAACCCACCACCTGTAGTTAAAGTCATTCTTGTAGTAGTGTCTGTAGCTTTAAAAAGAAGATTGTCTGAAGTATCAGTAACAAGTGAATATCTGTAAGCTGCTCCATCTCCGAATTTTAATGAAGCTGTTGAAGCATTTCCACCTACAATTCTTAATTCAGCTGAAGAGCCTGCATTACTTCCTTCAGCCTGAAATATTCTAGATACTAAAGCACTACCTGCTGTATCATCATAAACATCTAATTTAGCACCGGGTGAAGTTGTGCCTATACCTACATTCTGTGAAGTATCTATACGCATAGCTTCTACATTATTAGCACTAGCAAAACGCAATTCCATATCCGAATTTTGTCCTTGGAAAGAAAATGTTTTAGCATTAAAATTATGTTGTATGTTAGCAGCATTAGCATCTGTTGCACCACCAAATACTATATATCCACCCCTACTAGATGAATCACTAGATAGTATAGATATACCTGCTCTGTGATTATTTCTTATTACTAATTCTTCTGCATCAGTATCAGGTGTTTGGGTAACAGTACCAGCTGAACCAACGATATCTACTTTACCACCGGGTGCAGATGTGCCTATACCTAAATTATTGGTTATATAAGAATCACCAGATGGTTGTAATTGTATTTTTGTAACAGCACTACTGTCGTTTAATAATAATTTCCCAGTGTCAGTATATAATCTCATTCTTACTGCACTACTATCATCTTTATCTCTGAATAAAAACGAATCTCCTGCATCTAAATACATATGAGCTGTGGCTGCGGAATATAAATGTAAATATTCTCCTGATGTAGATGGACCTATTCCCATATGCTCAGTAGATTCTATATTTAATCTTGCTGTTGCATATATGTGTTGTCTTTTACCACCTGATGTGTTTCTAGAATCTGAATATAAACGTAAAGTTTGAGCCCCTGACTGATTGTATTGATAAAAAGAATTACCATAACCTGAGTCACCAGCAGACTCTGCTCCAGATACTGCTATACCTCCTTCCACGTGTAATTTTTTACCGGGTGAAGATGTGCCTATACCTACTCTAGATACATCACCATCAATTCTCATTACTTCGGTTTGTGAACCACCATCATTAACTGAGAATATAATATCCTTATCTTGAACATAATTGTAAACTTGCAGATTGGATGAACTATTTATACCAAAAAGACCCGCAGCAGCGGCTGAATCATTATAAAGCCAAAGTCCTCCACCGCCTCCAGAACCTTGTTGTAATATTATATTAGTATCTGCATCTGGACTTGCTGTGTCTGTAATCCACAATGCTTCTGTTGTATTATTGGTCTTACCTATTCCAACTGCCCCACCTGTGTTTAGGGTTAGAGTTTCTACATAAGCACTAGAACCATCATATGTTCTAAAATGTTGTTTAACACCGGTATATGTTAAACCACTTGAACTACTACCTAAAATATTTATTTGTGTAGCGTTATTCCACCTTAAATTATAACCATCTTGAATATTTATATTACCAGCTACATGTAATTTTTGGTCAGGCGCAGTTGTGCCTATACCTACATTACCTGTTTCATCTATTCTCATGCGTTCTGCTAATGTACCTGCACTTGCAGTTTGGAAAGTAAGTTGACCATCATCTTTGTTAGTGGTATCAGGACCACTCATAACCATAAAAGTACCTATAGCTGTACCGTTCCATTTACCTCGGAGGGCGGCTACGTGTGCATCTGCACTAGTTCTATTTGAATCACCAAGTAAAGTAATGGCAGTGTCACTAGCATTAGTCATTTTGAGTGTAGCGGCATCCCATTCGAAAGTACTGTAACCTGCTATAGTATTTGCAGTAGCAGCTCCTACTGCGATTCGGTCTTCAGCTATAGAACCGCCGATGGTTCCAGTGGCAGCAGCTGCCCATTTTAAACCAGTCGTTTCGGTAGAGTCTGCTGTGAGTACATAAGTGTTAGTTCCTGCGGCTAAGGCAGTAGGTACTCCTGACCCATTAGCACTTAATATTTTACCCTTAGCAAGAGTTACTCCCCCTAAAGTAGTACCTCCTGTTTTATATTGTACATCATTATTACTTCCGCCGGGTGATGTACCTCCGGCTGCTAACGAATCTAAATCAACGGTAACTGGTGATAACCCACCGTTACGGGTTAAAGAAAGGGTATAATTAGGTTCTCCACCTAATGATGCCGCGGTAACATAATAATTTTGACTACTTGTGTCTGCTCTCGATATAGCTTGTATTTTTCTTTTTATAGAGTTTGATGCTCCTTGTAGTTCTTTTCTGTATCTTACCATTGGTATAATCCTAAAATTTAGTGGGGAGATTGAGGTTCTCCCCGAACCTTAGTTAAATGATATTCAGTCTATCTATGAAACTACGATAACACCAGCTTCTGGTCTAACGACTTTCAAACCATATCTCATGGACATGTAAGAGCCGACAATTCCGAAACCGGGGTTTGCTTCTTCAACAGTCAAAGGTCTTCTTTCGACGTAAGCCATTGGTTTGGTTGATAAGTCAAAAATACCCATACGGTCTTGTGGGACCCAAGCATTTACGACTACGGTTAAACCATAAAGTTGTCCTTTGATTCCACCAGTAGCTAACATGTCGCCGAAAGGATTATTTCCTGCGGCAGTTGGCATAACGTTACCACCTGATACAGCTGTGACAGCTGAAGCAGTCGTGAATACGCTAGCAAAATCAGCAAGCTTTAGTAAGTTTTCGAAATGTTTTGGTGACATGAACAAGTGAGTTGCCTCATATCCAGTTCTTGCCATCTTACTGATTGCAGCTGAAATATCTGTTAAAGCGATTGAACCTACACCTGTTGATGTAGCAGCAGGGTAGAACGAGTCATTTGTAGGAATCATTTCTAAAACAGTTTGGTCTGCATACTGGTCCAAACGGCCTGCTAAGTTGCTGGTTCCGGTTGCGAAAGTTGTCATTCCACTACCAAAGAAACCACCGTATGGATTTGTGCCAAAGTTTGTGATATCGTTTTCTTTAGGATTTGCACCAAGTGCAATGGTTCCAAAGTCTGCGTCTGCTGCGTCTGCACCGAAAATAACCTTAACAACGTGTTTGGTTAAGTGGCGGTCGACAGCTCTGCGAGCTTCGTTCAAAGCCATTTCTACTTCGTTAAATCTAGAATCTTCTATCATTCTTCGGGTAACACCTACTGCAATACCCCATTCTTTCACAGAGACACGCTCGGAGCGTAGTTTTGTGTGTTGGTATTGAGGAGTGTTTCCTTCGTCTATCTGTTCCATTTTCATGGAAGGTTTTGAGAAAGTAATATCAATATTACCGCCTGTATCTGTTGTCATTGGGTCTGCAAAGAATTGCATAACTGGAAGGTCTGTGACCTTGTAATCCATTATTGCATCTTTGTAGTCAATTAAGACTCTCTCACCAGTTCCGCCAGTGTTGGCGTATGAACCAGTGTTCAGGCTTGTTAGTATACCGGGAGTTGCGTCAACCATTCAAATCACCTAAAGCATTAACACTTTTTTCATCGCGGTGTTTGTTCCACCGGGTCCGTCTTCTAACGCGATAGCTACACCTGTTCCAGAACCTTGAATAGTAGCATTAGCTGCTCCTGATGCAAGAATTCCGAGGTTTGCTACCTCACTTGTTAGTAAGTGACCTGTGTCGAATGCACCTGAGCACATAACGTTCAATACTATTCCTTTACCACTGATAATTGAACAGTTTGAACCGCTAGTTGCGTCAGTAAAAGCTACACCGACGACTGCTGCGTCGACGTCTGCTTGACCTACCGTTCCATCGGATTCTACTTGTACAACTCTACCGCCTGTTAGGGCCATGCCTGCTGTAAAAGGTAGAATACGGGAAGGTGCACCTCCGTCGTTAACTAAAACTTCTGTTGCCATTTTTAGTCACCTCTTAGATAATGGTCTTTATTAATTCTAATAACACCATTTTCCATCTTCATACCGAAGGACCTTTGGGTTTCTTCTGGTTCTGCATCTTCTGATGCTTTACCTTTACCGAAAGACCTTTCGACTTCTTGTGCGGGCTCTGGCATTGCTGACAAAGCGTCGCTAAATCCAGTCAATCTGGATTCATCCCATGCAGAAAGTTCCTCTACACGAGCATCCTTTTTGTCTTCTTCTAATGTTCCGAATAAGACTTCGCGGGATATAATTGCTTCCACTGCTTCAACCTTTCTAGTTTCTGCTTCTTTAGCTAATCGGTCTTCTTCTGCTTTCTTGAAAGTTTCTAATTCTTTCATAGCTGCTTTGAATTCTGATTCGATTTCGTTTTTAGATGCAGACATCTCTTCTAGTTGTGAGCGTAGAGAAGCAAACTCGCGTTCGACAATGTTCTCTGCGTCGGATTTTACAGTTGTTTCTTTTGTCTCTTCTGACATATTTACCTCTGTTATTCCGTTATCACATTCACACGCACCTTCTTGGCCACCACAACCACAGTCGTGGTCGTCATCAGGTGTTTGTAATTCACATTCCTTATCTATTGTACATTCCTTACAGACTGGGTCCATTTTTTCATTGTCAATAAAACTTACCTCTGTAGGACGAATCTTAGTGGCATAAGTATCACCCATAACATCAATATCATTGGAAAACCAATCTATACTAACATGGGTCATATCCCCGTCCTTGACTTTATTCATTACCTCTTGTCCGCGACCATATTTGTTAGATACTGTAGCTAACATCTTGACCGCTGTCTTTCCATTGTCCATCTCGATTAGCTCAGGGTTGGTTGCCATGCCGATAAGGTCCTCAGCTGTTCGTTGATGGTCCACATAAATAGGGAGTTCTTTGAATTCATTTATATTATCCTTCAACATTGCTCCTTCTATGTAAACTTTTTGTTCTTCTCCGTCTTCCTCATATTCGTGAGGACCGGATGTAATAGCGATAACAGGAAATGATACAGAATCAATTCCCTCATCACTGGAAAAAGTAATATCTTCACCATCTGCTACATTCATAGCGAATGTTCGTTGTTTTGGTGTAATATCTTTGTCTTCTGCAAATTCCCGCTCTACGCCATTCTCTTGCGCCCACATGCTACACATGCCAGCTGCAATCTCTTCAGGGTTATCAAAACCCCTCTTTTTCAGGTTTGCTTTAGTTTGCATCATACATTTTTCAAATGTCATGTTCTATCTCCTGTTGCGTTTGCGGAGGGCTGATTGCCCCTGTTTTGTGCTCTAGCAGATTCTTCTTTTTTATCTTGATTCTTACCACCAGAGATGTTTGCATTCTTATCTGTCTGTTCTTCTTTGATAGGAGATGCCTTGATATCTTCAGAAGTTTCCATATCAAGTTCTGCAACTCCTTCAGGGTCAAGACCTCTTTCTTCTCTAACTTCGCCGGGTGATAATACTCCTTCAGAGAGATATATCATATCCGTCTTAGCTTTAGTGAATGCGTCTTCAATATTAATTTGCCTAAACTTAAACTTTGCATCACCTTTTTCTAATTGAGGCATCAGCTGGGAATTAAGTGCTCCCTCTACCATAGTTTGTAAGTATCTTACATATGGCTCAAAAATAGGACGAGCCTTTTCAGGGTCAGTCCACATAGTTCTAGGAGTTTTCAAAGCTACATGAATTTTATCAAGTATGTCATCTGTATACTTTCCATACTCAAAAGCTCTTTGTGTACCTTGTAACTCTTTGATAGTTATGTCGTTACCATGGATAATATCTTCACCGGGAGATAAAGAATTAAATGCATCTACTATTTCATTTATTTTATCTGGACCATATGGCATGTCAGGTAATCCAGCACTCACATCGAATCTACTCGATGCATATTTATTAAGTGCAGCTCCTATATCACGTTCTGCATAGTCTTTCAAATCTACTAAATATAAAATAGGGTGTATATCAGATAGACCATAAGCATAATCGTCAAATGGATTGTTTTTTAATTCTATTATTTCCTCTTCTTCGAAACGTACGTTTTCATCGTCGTCTCCAACTTTTTGATAATAGTATTCTATTTGACCATGCTCATTTCTTTTTACATACATATTTTGACTGGACCTCAAAACTAGATTGTCTCCTGTCCATTCTAAATAACCCGTACCAAAAATACGTGCATTTCTTAACCAACCGTATAAAATATGTTCTATATTTATATCACGGAATAATTCTTCTAACTCTTCCCTTACATTGTCATCTGCTGTAACAATATCAAAATTATCTTTTACAGCATACAAGCACGGTAAGTCAATTAAACTACGAACTATAGGGTCTGATAGATAAACATTCATATATGTTCTATTTTTACCTATGTGTGGTTCGAAGTCTTTCTCTTGACCAAAACTAAATCCTCTATTTATTTTTAGTCTTTTGATAACTCCCGCACCATAACTTCGTGGGTCGTCTTTCTTGTACGTAGGGTTGCTACCGACAGTAGCAAAACGACGTCTTATATTATCTAATAACGACATGGCTTTAAATAATTAAACTTAATGAGTATATAAAGTTTTTGTTACAATCCCCTTAAAGTCTGCTTGTTTAGTTGATGTTTACGTGCAGTTGTTGAAAAAAGTGGACCCTGAGAATGCCTTGCTCTTCCTAATCCCTGTGTCCTATTGATGGGTCTAGAAACTATACTTTGTCCAAAGTTACCTGTCATTGGTAACATACTTAATGTCGCATGTATACCCATAGCAGAACTATCACAATAATCATCATGCTTACCATTAGGTGCAGCAATTTTTTCTGTTTTATTTGCTGCATCCATAGTATATTCTAACTCTATGTGTTCTCTAGTCCATTTATGTACTAATTTAGCCATATCTGGTTCTAAATGTTCTGGATTAGGTACTTTTACTCTTCCTTGTTGTATGTAAGAAACGAAATCTCTATACATTTGCGTTTTAGTACCCTTAGGACCACCCGTAAAAACGAAAGGAACGAAATGAACACCAGCATCTATACACGCCAACCGTAAATCTTGTTCAACCGCACCACCGATACCAGTACAATCCACAATGAGACGACTAGCGCGAAGCTTATTGGTAATATCCATAATACGTTGACGTTGGTATGGAATATCGTGTCCACCAGTTCTGGCATTAATCTCTTCAATGTAGATAAGCCGTGCAATATTTTCATCATCAGACTTGTCAAGGGACCATGCACTAATAACAGTAGAGTTAACAGATTTACCAATGTCAACCCCAACAGTAATATTGCTTCCTCCCGCGAGTCCATCGCCATCCAATCTAGTAATTTCATAATCATCATAACATCCTTTAATTTTTTCTGGATTAAATACATTCGATACAGACTCTACAAACTCACACTCATATTCTGTCCTCCAGTAGATAGATTCTTCTCCCCATTCCATCATCTTATCTAACATTTCTTCTTCAGTATAAGGTGCTGAATAAGCCTCCCCCTTTTTCACTGCGTCTCTCCAAGTATAATGTAATCTAGTAAAGGTATCTGCATAACCGTCATCATACAAATATCTCCACATATGATTGTCTTTTGACTTTGGTGTACCTAAATTTATGAACGGGGCCTTATTTGAAACTATCGCTGGTTCTACATTATCTATAAATAGTTTGTCGTCGATGAGAGGAGACTCATCAACTACTAGGAATGTAGGATGTTGTCCTCGTATAGCTTGCCCTTGATTACTAGGCGCCAACGGAGCTCTTCTCATAATGGTGCCCCCCTTAAGTGTTATGTTGGGCTTATTGTGAAATCTATAATTTGCTACTAATCCATTTAGGAAAGAATTATCAGCAAAGTGTCTATAAACGTAATTAAAAATTAGAGCTGCTTGGTCTTCTGTAGGAGCCAGTATAAATACTAAATCTCTAAATCTATTAAAAAACATATATATAGTTACTGCTACTGATAAAGCGAATGATTTACCACTACCTCGTGGAGCTAAAATTGCCAATTTCTTTTGTTTACCATCATCTCTAGATGTTAAACATTCTAGAACTATGTCTTCTTGTAATGGTCGTAATCTTAATGGTCTTTGTTTTCCATCAATCAAATAAGCTGTACAGAAAGCTCTAACTAGCTTTCTCATTTTTTCTTTATCTTTTCTACATTTAATAAATATATTTTCTAATTCTCTTGAATCTAATCCACCTTTACCTGTCAGAAGCGTCTTTAGGTGATTTTGTTTTTTCATCATTTGATAATTCCTCTAAAAATGCACCAAAGTCCGCAGTATTCTTTTCTACGTCAGTTGGTACTTCTATATTCAATGCTCTAAATTCAGTATGGATATCTCTAACTATTTGGTTTCGTTGTCGCAAGAGCTCTGTTCTAGCGTTAACATCCCGAATACATATAAGAATTTCTTCCCACAACACATCTTCCAGCGCAAGATTACGTGCCAAAAGGCGGACAAGTTCTTTATGACGTTCATATTCAGCTTCTCCTACCCTTTGACGTAATCGAGTCTCGTATTCCTCTACGTTCAAAGACCTTTCCCTTCATCAAGGGCTGCTTTGACTTTAGACTTAACAAGACCAGCTAGCTCGTCATCTTTCTCATCCCAAGCTGTAATTAATACATTTCGGACTAAGGAATCTTTAACGTGCTTTTGTGCTGCTTCATCTAGCTTATCAAAAGCTTTCATCTGGGCTTTTGTTAGGTTCTTATCAAGTAAATCCATTAACTCAGCTTCGTTATTTTTAATATATTTAAAAACTAACTCTTTGACTGCTGGTACAGTATAAGCTACATAAGCGCTTAATACTAATACTGATGCAGCTAAAGCTGCTAATAATGGTTCGTCCATTAAAGCGTCTAACATTCCAGATTCTTCTACAGTATCTAAGATAGCAGATATATTACCTTCATCTGCTGTCTCATTACTTGCTGTTTCATTGTTTGTATTATTCATATGTTGATATCTCCATATTGGGACTCCCACGTGGCACTTGCGATAAGAACCTGTGAGGCAATGGCCCTAAGGCGAGAGCCCATACATATTTAGAAGGTCTATCTATATAAAGCTTACTTCT